AAAAAGTCACGTCGAACACCACCAATCGGTCAAACCTGTCTTCATGGTCTTCATAACAATTTGAAACTTCAAAGTCTTTAGCATTATCTCGACCGACGTTTTCAACGTGTCGGTCATAAGCCGTATCCATTGCTTCTTCTTCAGTTTCCGCCTCGATGTCGTAGGTCATTTCTTCAAACATCGGCTTGAAGCTAATTTTAAATTTCTTTAATTTTTTTTCCATTTGTCTTCTCCACTAATTAAAAAAAACTAATTAAAAAAAGCAGGGCCGTTGGCCCTGCGCCAAATTACGCTTGCAACCGCTGAAGTTCTTTGGCGGACTGCCCTCTCCGGCTTTGGGCCTTGGCAACCTTTTGCTCAAGACTTAAAGCCTCGTGAGCCGTCTGTCGTGCTTCAGCTTCTTCTCGCTTCAACTTACGATACTCAACTCGTTTCATGTGTTTCATTCGTATCTCCTTTTGACCGTTGAAATCTGAACTCTAACAACTACTCACTTCAACTTTAGCTTTCGCTGTTTGGATCATCCGCTTTGAGGTTTGCTCCCTGCACCCACCCTCAAGGCGTGAATGGAGCATCGCATACAATCGCATATCATGTCAACCCCCTCCGCAAAAAAAAAGAGGGAACCGTGGTTCCCTCTAAGGTGATCACAAAGTTTTTTTAAGTTCGATCATTTCAAGAGCTTTGTCGAGAGCCTCGTCCAACCCCCACGCATATCGCTCAAAATCGTTTTCATCTTGTTCCTCGATAACTTTCTCACAAGAGCGATCAAAAAAGAGCGTATATCTTGTTGATTCTCCCTCATCCCAGAGATCGTCCCTATCGCACTCCACTTCAAGATTGTGTTGGTTGCACAGAGCCAAAAGTTTCTTCTTTTTTTGCGAAGCACTCTTGCGTTTTATTTCACGCTTTTTTTGAACCTTCCTCGCTTCCAACAATTCTTCTGGCTTCTTTAAACCTTCCGAAGTCGTGAGCATCCAAACATTTTTTACTCGACTTCTCCGGTGAACCCTTGGATGTTTGAAGCCAACAACTGCTTCGGTCTGAGCGCAGACAAATCTGCGACCTTGGACAAGTTGCCAGTGGTTTCCGGCCTCGATCAAAAAAACCCTCGACTGTCTCCACTCTGAACTCGCTTTGAGAAATCGAGCTAGGGTTATGTTTTTTTCAAACCCTGACACGTTCGACTCAGCCAAATGTGACATTCGGATTCCACAAGCTCCCAAGGCATTTTGGACTTCTCGCGTAGTCGTTCCGGTGACTGATCCTTTTCCAGAAAAAACTCGGATCAACCGTGAGCCATCCATTGTGGTCAAACCCGTGAGAGCCGAAATAACGGCAGGCCCGCAAAACCGATTTTTGTCGGCTTTGCGAGTGCCGTGATTGACCGGATGAATATTCAATGCTTTATACATAGTTGTATCTCTCCACTAAAAGAGTTAATAAAATTTTCCACATTGTTAAAGAACCGTGGGACGTGCTTCATGTCCCTTTAGTCTTTGTTAAAAGACTAAAGTCATTATACCACAGATTATCCCATATCACAAGAACTTTATTTATCCTTTAAAATCAACAACTTATTAGGGGGTTGACAGGTATGGGAGTTTATGCTAGAATTCTTTTTAAGAATTCCCTGCAAAAAAATCGGGGGTTCAAAAACGATAAGCATTGACGTATCGTCAATGTTTCATGTGAAACATTCTTTTTAAGTGGAGAGATAAAATGAATGCAAAAAAATTTAACAAATGGGTGGCTGGTCTTCATTACACACCGTGGCGAGGAAAGGCTGATAAATTTTCTTGGGATAGCAGTGCTAATGTTACTTTTTGGTTCCCAAGATGGACTAACTCTGATGATAAAAAATTGGCTAAGTGCACAAATGTTTTAAAAAAAGTTAGCAGAGCAGATGTCGGAGAGGGCTGGGCTTGGAACTCTGAAACTGTGCTTGTTGTTGTTGATTGGGACTTTGCAAAATCGCTGGATCTAGATCCTTGGTTAAACAGTGGAGATCATCCCTTAACTGCTAAAGACTTGGGTGCTTATTTTGATGATTTTGTTGGGCCTGTGAATTAATTGAGAAAGGAAATGAAAATGAAAAAAACTACGTTAGCAGAGGCCATAGCAAATTGGCCCCGAGGGGCGCGAGGCACTCGCAGGGATTATTTGGATTGCATCGCGATGCGTTATCAATTGGGCAGGGACGTTGACGCGAGAAGCTTGGAAGCTCAATATCGAGAGGTTTGGAACGAAAATCGCAGGTAAAAAAACAGGTGAAACCACATGAACAAAATTGAACCTTTTTGGGACGCAGAAGCGTTTTCCGACGGCAGGAAAATAAAAACAAGAAACCAAGTGGGTAGACCGCGTGGCGTGATGACATACCGAGCCGTGATGAATATTGATTTGCTGGAGGAGTGTTTGGACAGAGCATCTGTTCACACCATGAAATTCAAACACACATTTTTTTATTCGATTAAAAAACATCTTGGTAAAAAAAGTTATAAACAATTTCGCAAAACAATTGAGAAAAGCAATCCGATAAAAACTTTAAATTTTATGGATCAGAAGTGGTTAGAGGCGTGGACAAATGAACGGAAATAGTAAGGATCTTGTGAATCATCCGGCCCATTATGGAGGCGGTGTGGAGTGCATTGAGGCGATTGAGTCGGGGGTCGAGGGCCTACCGCCCTTTCAAGCGGTTTTGGTGGCAAATGTGATAAAGTACCTTTGGCGGTTTCATCGGAAAGGCAAGCCCGTTGAGGATTTAAAGAAGGCCCAATGGTATTTGAATCAACTAATAAAAAAGGTGGAGGTTCGGGATGAGTGACCTAACAACAAAAGAAAAGAAGTTTTTTATGGAGCATCTGGATGAGGTTGTTGAGCTTTTATCTTTTTTGAGAAAGAAGGGGCATTCTCCTGACAAAGCCGGGGCGTTGCTTTTGTCCGGGGCGGCCATGTTGGTCTACAACGATGCTGACCGGAAAGAGGCGGTGCAATTATTTGATGAGATTTGCCGTTTAAATTTGGGTTTGAGGGAAGATTATGAGGTGCCTCCAAACTTTGAAGAATTGCATTAACGGAGCAATTTTTTTAACGGTTCTTTGTGGGGCCGAATTTTGTGGGGCCGAAGAAATTACCTTTTGTAACAAAATTGATTGTTATCAAATTGAGCAGGCGGTGGTAGATAAAAAGGTTAACCAATGTTTGTATGAAGCAAGAGCAGAGATGTTGGTGTTGCACTGGAAACAGATAAACAATTGGAAACAAGTAGAATATGTGGGGGCGGGGAATCAAAAGATTATTCATTGTTTGCCCAAGATTCCTAACAATTTTTTAGACGGAAAGGAAACCGATGAACAACTTCAGTTTTTGGAAAAGCTTCGATGCCGGATTCAAAACAAAAGAAAGGATGCGGTGCTTCATCAGATTGATTATTTTGAGCGGTGCATGGCGACGTTCAGGCCCGAACAGTTTGTGGATCAATGATCAAACACATTTTATTTTGGATCTGGGCCGTGATTCCTTTCGTGTGTTCAGTGGTTTCGTTAACAGTTGCATTCTGGGATTATATAAGATAGAGTGTGGGGGTAGTGATGGATGAGTTAACAGTTGAGCGTATTAAAAAGTCTAGGTTAGATTCGGTGGATCATCGGGCGTGGGATTTTTTGCACGAAATGTCGAGGGAAGAGTTAATTGAGTTTTTGATGAAGAGAATGACAACGATGCAGTGGTTTGCCTATCGAGAAGATTTTAGAGACGAGGAGGAAAACACATGAGGGAGTTAAACGAGTTTTTGAAGAGAAGTTTTGTTGAAGCAAAAAAGATTAACGGCCAATGGAGATCTGTGCCTAAAAAAATCAATTTAGCCGACCCAGCAGAATGCCTACCTGTTTGGGAAGATTTATGTTCTAGCTTTTCTTCCGAAAGATTGTATGAGGATGGTGAACTGAGTGAGTCAGAAGCTCGCACAAAAGAAAAAGAGTTGATTAAAATTGCAACGCAGTTGCGAGACAGATCAGGCCCCATGCCCCCAGAGGTTGCTCAGTGGTGGGAAGGCCCAGAACATTTTACAGGGGAGACAAAATCATGAAATACACAGTTCAAGCGACGCAGGTGCTTTTAAATAATAAACCGAAACGCATGAAACAATTGTTTTTGGTGGAGGCCAATTCAACCGAAGAAGCTTATCAAAAATGTGAAACCGCGACGAAAGATATAATTTTCAAAAGTGGCCTTAGAAAGGTTCCGGTTTTGGACACGCGGTATACTATTTTAAATGGATAAGAGAAAAATTTTAAAAAATTGTAAGTTGTTTCTGGAGATTTCAGAAAACCGAGGATTAAACAATGTAGAGTCGGCTTTAATTCATTTGATTTTAGCCGTTTCTTTGTTGGGGGAAGAAGTTGATATTAATCAATTTTTGGAAAGCGACGAGGACAATAAAAATGAATGATTTCTGGGGTTATTTATGGTTAGGTTTGGCTTTTATAATTATTTTGATGCAAACAAGCATTTAAGGATTAATAGTGAATATCAGAGAAAAATTAGTTGAATACTGGGGCGACGAAGAATTGTTGTTCTTAGATCCGCCAGAGGACTTTGACTATGCCATTGTCGGAATTGCGGAACGCATCAACATGGAGCCAGTGGTGGTGTATGACCGTTCTAAAATTTTGAAGCAATTGCAAAAAGAAATGCCGCCGGTGTCGGCTGTGGAGTATTTTGAATTTAATATTTTAGGATCTTATGTTGGTGAAAAAACGCCTATCTTTATAAATTTTGTAGAAAATAAACGCGGAAGTAACGGATCTTTTTAAAAAAAAACCCCGCGAGGTGATTGTAAGTTTTCGCGGGATTTTCAAGGGGACGCATAAGCGTCAAGAAGAACCGAATAGATGAGTTTTTAGTGTACCTAATGACCTTAAAAATAACAACAAAAAAATAAATTAAGTTTCTTTGTCCGAAATAGTTTTGAGAGTTAGGTTTGCGGAGAAGCTTCGACGTTCTCCCTCTCCAAAAAAAGGATAAGCGCAGTGACTTAGGTAAGCCGGAAAAACGTACAAGTCCCCGACTTCTGGTTGAACTCGAAACGATCCAACACTGCACAAATTGGTAGATCCAAAAAGAAAATCAGTCCAACCCTCGCTCGCATATTTTTCTTTGGTATGTTTCCAGTTTTTCTTTCCAATCGAAAGAGGAACTTTCAAATACAAAACACAACTAAATTGTCCACTGGTGTGAATGTGAACCGGATTGTAATCTGAAGCAAAACTCCGCACAAACCACGCATTGTGGATCTCAACTTGATTTGGAGGTTGGAAATTCTGTGAAGATTGACGCATGAAATTAGTATACAGACCATTAGTGGACTCAAACAAAATTTCCCCAAGCTTGTCAACCTTCCCAATCTCACAACGAATTTCTTGTTCGACGTGTCCTACCAACTGATCCGACGCATCAAAAGATTTTTTGTTGATCAGGGAATCGCAATGCTTGTTCATCCGCGCAATCAAGTCCCGTGGCAGCTTGGTCTTCAACATCCGAGGGCCAAACGGCGCGATAACTTCCGCATTGACTTCTTGGGCAGTCATATCTCCCGAACATTTCCGGTAATAGCGTTTTCAATTCTTTTCCGACGATGCTCGTCTTCGCGTTCTTCAATCTTCTTTTGATAAACTTTCCGCTCTTTCGAGAGATAAGCCAAATCCTTGTTGGTTAAATTTTGACTTTTCCAAGTATCAAAAACAACTCGAAACAATCCTGAGATGGTTCTGCCCTCAACTCTGGCAATTGTAACGATCTCCTCATAAATGTCTCGTGGCACAAGAACACTTTTCCATTTAGTCGTATCCATAAATTTCTTCTCCTTTTTGTAAGATTGTATAAGATTTTCTATTCTATTTCAACCGCTTCGCCCCAACTAGGGCCAATATCCACGTCGCATTTGTTGGGAACCTCTAGCGGAACCGCATTGCACATGATTTCAGCATACTTTTCGGCCTGCTCTTTGTTTTTTACTGAGAAAGCCAACTCGTCATGGACTTGCAACAGAGGCAAAATACCTTCTTTATGCAGATTGACCATCGCTTGTTTGGTCATATCTGCCGCTGAAGCTTGAATCAAACGGTTTAATGCCTTGTAGGTATAAGCCCTCTTCAATCGGGTGGTCGGGCCGTGAGCCGCGACTGCCTCCTCATACGGCATCGCTTTGTGCATCTCAAAAGTATTCGGTTCCCAAAGATCAAATCGGCATTTTCGGCCTCGCAAAGAACGGATCGAGCCGGAAGATCGAGGGTCGTCTAATCGCTTGCTTACCCCTTGCATTAACAGTTTCACAAACGGAACCCTGTCATGATACTGCTGAGTCAAGGACCGTGCTTCGTCTACCGTAATGTCCAGTTGGGCGGACAACTTGTTAACCCCCATTCCATACATCATCGCGAGGTTAATCACCTTGGCCTGCTTTCTGGGAATGTCTGCCATCTCTGCCACCATCGTGTGGAAATCCATATCGGGGTTTTCTCGATACCCCTCAACAAATTCAGCAACGCCCTTCAACTCGGTGTTCTTGGAGTCGCCAAAAGCCTTCGCGTAATGCACCAAGATGCGTGGTTCTTGTTGAGAGAAATCAATCGCCGCCCATTTCTCCCCCTCCTCCGGCAAAAACAAACTACGGATCATTGGCCCCAACTGGGGATCTCTCGACGGGATTTGTTGAAGGTTAGGGTTGTTCATACTGATTCGACCCGACACCGTTCCCCCGCTGTCTCCGCGAAGCTGATTAATGTGGGCATGAATCCGCCCTTCTTTTGAGATGAATTTTAGGATCGATCCAATAAAAGTCCCCTGCGTCTTATTCAAGTTTCGAGCCTGCACGACCAATTGAGGTAGCTCGTGCGGATGCTCTGTCAAAAACGCCTTGGTAAAACTCGGTGCGCCTTTTTCTGTTCGATCATATGAAATGTTGAGTTTATCAAACGCTTTGGCTAAAGATTGCGCGGCCCAGATTTCTACATCTACGCCAGCCAAGGTTTTAATTTTAACCATCGTTTCTTTTTCTTTTTTGATTAAATATTGCTTGGTCTTTTCTACCCGATCAATGTCAACGCGAATCCCTCGAGCCGTCATGTCCACCAAACAAGGCAAAAGACTGGTTTCTAATTTCCAAATATCCCACAAATCTTCTTTGTTGAGCATTTTTTGAAAATGCTTCCATAATTCTAAAGTCAATGTTGCGTCCGTCTCCGCGTAGGCCCCCACAAATTGGGCAGGTAACTTCCATAATTCGGCTTTGGCATCCACCCCAAACCCTTGGGCCGCCTCGTTCAGGTTTTTTTCGCCTTTAGTTTTGCCCAAGTGGTCGTAGGACAAAGCGTTCAAAC